CGACTGATTCCTCAGAAAATTTCTTTTCTACGAGAAGATCCTTTAATTCGGAAAGAAGGTTTTCTACGTCCATAATAGTTTCTTTTTTGTTTTTTACATTAGCAAATTGTATTTGGGAAATAGCCTTATCTTTTTTTTCATTAAAAATAGGCTTTTTTATATCAAAGTATGTTTTTTTATCTCTTTTATCTTTTATTTGCACATTTGGTGCTTCATCGATATTAGAGTATATGCCCTTTACGTCAGCAGCAGGAGTTGTTGTAAATCCAATTCCTAATGGATAAATATCTCCAGCAAGAAGTCGATAAATTTTAGTTCCATCATCTAGCCTCCCCGAACCACCATAAGCTCTAAGCTTGGCTTTCATTTCTTGGAATGCTTTAGGATTTTTTATAATCTCTGCATCTTTTAAATCATCACTGCCGATTGCGATAACATAATCACTAAAGCCCACCTCCCAACTTGTGGAGAGTGATTGATACATTGAATCGCTTGGATCAACTGATCTTTGTATTAATTCGGCAAATTCACGATTAGAATATTTATAAACTACTGCACCCAAGGCAATATTATAAGCAGTATTTAATTGTTCTGCTTCTTCTACGGAAATTAATTTATTATCTGATTTATATTCACTAAATCCTGCGCTGATAATATGTCCTACTACCTTTTCTTTATTGTGTTCAATATTAGTAGGTTTATGTAAGAAGTTTTTGATTATTTTAACAGCAGTGGCAGAATCCATACCGTCATCATTTTTATTAAACTTATTAACAACAGCAGCATTAAAGGCAACGCCCAAAAGATCAACATTCTCAGAGAAATCAATGTCTTGTGGTAGTAATGGCTTTAAATTTTCCAAAGAAGCTTTGGAAATGAATTCTTCTTGATTGAGAGCGCAAGAAATTATTGGCGACTCAAACCTAGTTGTATACTTATAAGTCATTATTTTTTAACTTGTATTTCTCCAGGCTTGCTTTGGACAATATCGTTTCTATTTAAAAAAGTAGTCTTTTGCCCAGAAGCTTTGGCTTTTTCTTCCTCCATCTCCTCCTCATCATCTTCCTCCTCCATTTCCTCATCCTCTTTCATTTCTTCCTCTTCTTCTTCCATCTCTTGAGCTTTAGCCTGTTTCTTTTTCATCTTTTCAAGAATGGCTTTTTGAATAACTGGAGGAAGTTTCTTTTGTGCTGGTGTTAATTCAGCAGAATCGCTTTTCTCTAAAATGACATCTTCGTATTGCACAAATAAAGCGGAAGCTTCTTCAATTGTAGCTGTCTCTGATGAGTTGACGTAATTAAATACAAATTGCTTGAAAGCTTCAGAAGCTTCTTCAGTTCTCTTAGAAAGAGAAACTTCTGCTACATTATTTTTTACTTCCACTGTTTTTTTAAGTGGCACTTTAATGTCTGATTTATTGATTTTCATTTAGTTTTTGAGAATGATAAAGAATAGCTGCCGAATAGTCATCGTCTAATTGGTGTTCTGAACAAATATCTAAAATGTCAGAAATTGTTGTTAATGAAGATATTTCGTCTAAATTGTTTACACAAGAAGCAGCGCATTGTTCCCAATTTTCTAATTCATTTGATGTAATAACTGCTTCACACAACTTATTTAACATTTCTGTTTGCTGTTCATTAAACTTTTTAATTTTATGCTTCTTTTTAAGCTGATCTGAAATAGAAGCTCTAGTAGTTTCGATTCTTTTTACAACTTCAGAAATGCTTCGCATTGAATAACGAGCTTTTGATACTGATACTCCAGTAGTGCCTTCTGGTCTACCAGCAGTTTTTGGAGTACTAGTTCTTGGCACTGGTTCTGAATCTCCCATAGCTGGTTCTATCATTGGGATACCACCAACCAAAGGATTATAGTAACCTTCTTCGCGTTCTTTAACAAATTTATCTTGCGCTGGTGCGATATCTTCTGGCTTTGGAAATTGACCAGTTTGGAACATTTCCATACCTTGTTGTGGAGTAATAACGCCAAGCTCCATGAGTCTTGTGGAAACGCGCATAAGATTCGCTTGATCGCGGATGTCAATATCTTTAAACTTGGCAGTTGGATATGATTTCATGCCAAGATTTTTGGCGATTCTTTTGATTTCGATTTGCAGAAAGTCTTCCAAGAAAGCCGATCTAGATTCTTTTAAGCGATCAATAAATAATTGAGCCTTAACTTCCGTAGTATTATATTTTTCCTCACCAACTACAATGTTTTGAAGACCTTGTTTAATGTCTTCATTGAGAACTTTATACTTTTCTGGACCCAATACTTTGTTTAAATCAGGAATGATAAAGTCAGCCTTAGTAGTATAATCGGCAACTAAAACTCGACCGACACTCTCATTTTTGAATAGGCTTTGCATCGCAGTTAAGTTGTGAGCGTTAACGCCACCCTTATCTGGATCAGTACCCATTGTGATTAAAAGAATCACGTTTTCAACTGTGCGTGTGATCGCTTGATCCATCTTCTTGAGTTCAAGCTTGGCATTGATATCTTCTAATACTGGATAGCCAAAAGGCACAGCAAACGGTTCGTAGTCCTGCTTTTTGTAAAATGAGTAAACAAGTTTTTTAGGATCTAATTCAATTTTAAGACCATTGGTAAAATAAGTACCACCTTTAATCTTTTCTCTAACATCTAATGGCAAGCCCAAAAGAATTTCTTTGTCTTCATCAGTGATTGGATTTTGCAGTCTCGATAATTCGTACTGCGAAAGAATTTTTTCATATGCACCAATAGCAAAAGTAGTGCTTCTTTTGGCGACAATATCAAACGGATTTAATAAAATATATTTGACAGGAACTTTGTTTGTTTTCGCGCCTCTGTCACTAACTGATTTAACAATTTTAGAGAAATCGGTGTTGTTAAATTCTGCATCAATACGATACATGAAAACATTACCGCTACGATAATATTCGCGGAAGTACTGATCTTTTAAATTCCAAATTCTAATTTTCTTAAACCATTCATAAAAGAAGTCTCTACTTTTTTGAGAACCACCCTCTAAATAAACTTCCGTATTAGCGAATTCTGACATAATATCAATCGCATTGCGGAAAATAGCTACATTAGCGTATGCCTTTTGGCATAACTCAATTGCCTCTCTGACATTAACTCCATCGATTGCATAACTATATGGTAGCAACCCATTGCGAATGCTAGAAAAACGGTCGATTGTTCTGTTGAAAGCGGCAACGTTTCTTCTCGCTCCTGTTTGCGCTTCCGAAGATGTTCTAGTGTACGCAGCTTCAGATACCTCCATTTGAACTGAAGCGTCAGATACATAAAATGGTTCGCCCAATAATTCTGGTTCGTAACTCCCTTGTGATAAAACTGCTTGCTGTGGCAATGATTTTGAAAACTTCTGCCAGTAATCCGACTTCTTCTGATAGTTACGCTTGGACATTTATCTATTTTACACGAAAAGTTAAAAAGTTAACTTTAAAAGTTAATTAATAAACATTGGTACAAAAGTTTGTTGAACCGTTTCGGTTGGCGTAGCCATCATATCATAATATACATTCATCATCCAATTACCCAAGACCAATGCAGAATAAGCATCTTTTCGAGCTTTATCTGCACCTCTTTGTTTTTTAAGGTTAGAAGGTAAATCAAAACTTTGCGTACCTTGTGCGGTCGTACTCACTTGAATCAATGCACATTGTACTTTGATAAGTTCTACCATATCTTTTTGGTGTTCGATAAAGTCGATTTGCTTGGCCCCAGCTTCTTTTTCATTTTCCTGTTTATCGAATTTTAAATGCTGTATAGGAATATTCGCCAGCTTTTGTTTAGTAAAGTCATCATTCATTGCCATACCCGCAAACCATATTTTCTTATGGTCAAATGCAGCCTGTAATAGTTCGTTAGCTGACCTAATCCAAAACGAGCTAGGCTTTCTTAAATAAACTATGCGTCTTGTCGATTGATTGTATTGATTACGGGCTTGACGCAAATCATTTGCGTATTCTGCTGGATCATCAAATGGTATTTCCATTGTTTCTAGCTTGTAATTATTAGATTTAAATATTTCACTTTCATTACAAGAATTCAGGAACTGCACACCACCATTATAGTCTCCCACAATCGCTACAACATTAAAATGCGTCAGCAAGTAGTAAAAATACTCAATATGCTTTTTTAAATTTGTCCCAGACATGGCATACGAATGAACAATAGTACCCGTGGAATTCGAAGGGTTTAATTTAATCAATTGTATAGCGAAATCGTCAGATCCATCACTCTCTGACCATGACGGGTCAAATGAGAGTATATATTTCGCGCTAGAATCGCCTACAATCTCTACTGCCTGTCCTTCTCCATCAATCATAGTACACTGCGCCATTTTGCTTACCTTAAAGTAACCAGAGCTATCGTCAGTAAACACCGATCCAAATTCTCTTTCGAACTGAGCTTGACTCATTGTGGCTTTTGCTTGGTCAATTAAGTTTTGGTCATAAAGTTGTTCTGGAGCGCAATCGTAACTCAAATGCATAACCACTCGATGAGCATTGTCTTGGTTATCTGGATTAAGAATTAAGTTCTCATACTGCTGATACATCTTAAACAAATACTCAAATTTATAACTAGCAGAAGACAAACCAATAATTTTATTATGTGGCCATTTGTGACGATCATCTTCACTCATTTTGCCTTCAGCTATAAGTTTCGTTTCTAGATCATATATTTTTTGTCTTTCAGTAGGATTTTCCACAACCGAAAGGAATGGCATGATAACTTCGTTGAGAATCTTTTCGGGCATCAAAAGCAACTCGTCAATAATCATCCTCTGGAAACGGAAACCCCGCAGTTTTTCACCATCGCCCAAAGGTAGCGCAATAATTTTACTTCTGCCTAGCTCCATAACCCACTGGTCATTGCTCTTGGAAACTCTGGTTATACATTGCGACAAAAAGGCCGCTTTGGGGCTTTTAGAAATATCTTCGATTTTATTGAAGATCATTCGACTTTGACGAAAGGATTTGGAAATGATACCAATCTGCACACCTTGATTTAAAATCGCATCCATTGCTGCAAAAACACCCGTTGTGAACGATTTAGACAAGCCCCGACTCCATATGCCTAAAAAGTAATCTGTTTCCATCATAGCCTTGATAGCGATATGCTGGAACGGGAATAAAGTAACTCCAGTCATTAACTCACAGGTAAACGAAGGGTTTTCGCGTAAAAATTTATATAATAAAATTTTAGCTTTCTTTTCGTCAATGTGTCCCTCATGTGCTAAAATTTCTTCATTGACATTATGAAACTTTTTCTGTAATTTTTGACTACCAACTTCCCAACTCATTTTGCTGCCCTTTCAAAGTAATTCATTTCACCCGAATCTAAAAAATATTGCATATCTACATTCCATAGCTTTTTGCCTAAAACCAATAGCTTTGGAATAAGTATTTGACTGCTGCTTCGATTACCAGTAAATACAAACTGGCAACAATCTTTAAACTCATGCTGCAAATCGCGCATGTTGTGAAAAATATAATCTAACTGAAATCTTTTTGGACTAAATCTATTTTTTTCAGCCATTTTATATAAATCGGTTTCAGTTACAATAAAAAGATAACTACCGACATCACGGCATCGTTGCAGTTCTCTTGCAAACCGTTTATAATCTTTTGACATTGTGCCACAGAAGTCTCCAAAAGACTTTCTATCTACATATGTATAATTATAATCGTCGCCACCAACTGCATAATCACCGACATCTAATTTAAGAAATTCAGAATTATTAAATTTTAATGGTTGCTGTTCTCTCGTATCTACAAAGATCTTGACATTGCGGCAATCAGTATGAAATTCTTTGGGTAAAGGAGAGTTGAATAAAGGTTGAATATCACATAACTTGCATACTTCAGAATAACTTCCGAATAGATGTTTATAGATATCCATAGGAGGTAAACCTGAAGTGAAAAGCTCAACAGTATTTGGCGCATAACTTAACTTCTTCTTTATTATACGCTTTTTTAGTATTTCTATCAAATATTCTTTTGCTTCATCAACTGGTGCTGATTCACACCATTCAACCAACTGTCCATAATTGGCGAAGTCTTTTTCAAAATAATCATGATAATCTTTGAAAGGTAATTGTTTGCCCGTTAACTTGTTCAGGCGCGGATAGTGTTTCACATAATAATCACCAAGGATTAAGTCGTGCTTTTTGATATGAGCATGTAGACTTTTAATCAATGGAAAATGTATTCCACATTCTTTGCATATAAAATTCATAATTAAATTGCGTCTTCCATATTAATGCCCAAAATTCTAGCTTTCCATTCAGCCATGCCTTCCAATCTCTGAGCTTCTTCTTTGACCAATGCCTTTTGCATCTCAGCGATTTTAATCATATTGGCTCTTTCCTCCTCATCTTGGAAATATTGAACCAAAGCGAGGATAGATGCATTTTCTTTATGCTTGTTTTTCATGCGTTCGGCACGATCACCCTGCAATTTTTTAGTTAAGTTCTCGATACGATTTTCACACTGATGATACTCTGCACTTTTTGCTTTAATGATTTCTGATAACCTAACGCTCATTTCTTCTTGATCGTTGGCTACATCAAATATATCATTTAGCTTGTTTAAGTGTTTGCTAATAACTTCTAAGTTAACGATTTCTTTACAAACATTCATGTAAAGATTAATTTCGTCAGCGGTTAAATCGGGCTTGTCCCAAGTTAGACGTATAAACTCTTGCTCAAAGAGTTCCCGATCTTCTTTAGATGTATAATTATTGACAATCTTGAGGAAACGACTATTGTTTAAATTAATTCCCAATTTATCTACACAAATTCTATGCTGTCTATTTATTTTTTCTTCTTCTAAGGTCTGCCCAGTAGAATCGTTGATCTTCTTGATCACCCGACTGGGTGATTTCGGTGCAACATAACTGTTCAGTCCGACATCACCATCTTGTGATGGTGAATAATCTGGGTTAATTTCATTAATTGCGGCGAAAACTGCGCGTTGTTCGATGGAGAGCGGTTTTATTTCCTTGTCAGGAAATAAAAGTTCGGCTATCCTAAGAGACGACAAGCCTTGGTTTGCTTGATCAATAATAAGAGCTTTTTGCTCTGGGGTGAATTCAATACCATCTTGTTTTACTTTGCGAGCAGTCTTAAACTTCAAACCAGTTTCAATCATGTAAGATCTTACCAAGCGACCTTCTTTACTACGACCGTCAATATTTGGGTTGTTGAATACAACCCTAACAATCTCATTAAGATCGGTGCTTTTCTTGTAAGCTTTTTTGATGTCTTCTTTTTGTTGTTCAGTTAGACTCATGGTAGTATATCGTATTTCTCAATAATTTGCGCGGCCTTTTCTTTGAGCATGTTTTTTAAGTTTTTTATTTGCTTGTAACCTGCTTTGCGATTTTTTTCATTTGTTTTGTAGCCCATATACTTTGCTACTTCTTCGTCAGTGCGGTGTTCAAAAAACAACATGAGGTAAACTCTGTAGTGTTTTTCATGCAAGTGTTCCTTGAGTAAACTGTTGAGTCTTTTAATAGAATTATCAAAGTGTATTGGAGCATCTTGCTGCTGATCTACTTCTTGTTTATGGTTCTCCATTGGCAGCGGTAACTTGATACCATATCCAGCTTGTTTTTGTTTGGCCCATTTAGCATATAAATCACAAGAAACATTTTGTACGCCGCTATTAGTCCACGCACATAGATTGTCGCCCATATTAAACTTGCATTGCATGCAAGGTTTAACGTAGTTACTATAGTTATTGCGTATAATGTTTTTGATTTGATTGGAGGTGATGCGCGAAACCCAAGGCTCCAAAGGCTTGGACTGATCCCACATATGCCACTTATTGAATATGTGCAGCTTGACTACTTGCGACACATCTTCGAAATCAAACCAATTGATTGCTTTCAATTGCCACTTTTTTCTAAAGTTGTTTATAACTTTATCAATTATGACATAGCATTCTTCATATGTTTTAGGGTTGTTGTTCTCCACGGCGGGGTTTTTCGCTAATGAAATCGTCCAAGTTTTTGGCGCGATTGCGTCTGGGTTGAGATGGAGCAGCATTTTCTCCAAACAACGACCCTAAAGTAAATGAAGTTCCTTCGCTGTAAGGTTCTACATCTACTTGCAGCCGCCGAATTTGCGGCACATAAGAAGAGTTGGAAGAATCTTCATCACCATCCTCATCTTCTTCTTCATAATCTTCATCTGCTGGTGGCCTTTTGGCTACATTTGTCTTTGGAGGCTGCGCCCCCATTGGATTTCCGCATGAAGAACAAAATTTGGGCTTTGCATAAGAATATTCATGCTTGACACCACAGGTTGAACAATATATTGCACTCATTATTATAATAATCCATTTTTTATGGATTTTTTCTAGTTATTTTTAGACGCGAAAAAGACAAGAGCTTGCTACCCTTGTTCTTACATTTCGCTGTGTGCGTTGTGCAGTCTTGTCTTATATATATTTACACTTTGCCGTTGTATTTTTCCAATTTGCCAATTAAAAACTTGAGGATTTCGCTACGAACGATATCTTCATGGGTAAAGGAAAATGTTTGAACGCCGCGATCTTTACTTTCTTGGTCATTAAACAATTCAAAGATAGGGCGGAAACCACTTTTGCCATTGATATCGCTCTGCATGAAGTCGCCGCAGATAATAAGTTTAGAATCGCGCCCAACTCTAGTAATCAAAGTGGTAAGTTCTTTGAAGGTGAAGTTTTGGGCTTCGTCGGCTACGATGATCTTGTTAACCCAGCTTGCGCCTCGTAAGAAGTTAATCGGAATTGCCGCAATCTTTTCTTGATTTTTCAACCATACAACATCTTGGGGAAAGACTATTTCCTCAAGCTTATCGTATAGAGGCATCAAGAACGGATCGAACTTTTCGGATATATCTCCAGGCAAATAGCCTAATCCTTTTTCTGCGCTTTCAATAACGCTGCGGACATACAACAAATCTTTGTCCATGTCTGTCGCCATCAACTGAATCGCGGCATAGAGTGACATGTAAGTTTTGGACGTACCCGCTGGTCCAGAAACAAATATAATAGAATTATCGGGATCTAGTAGTATTTCGAGAAACTGTCGCTGCTTTTCTGAGAACTTGAATTGCTTGGGCTTTGTCTTAATTGAGTTTTTCATTTGAGGGATATCAAATGACCCGACCTTTTCCACTTTTTTCTTAGGCATTCTAATATATTTACACCCAAGAATCAGAGAATGACTTCTTTTAGTGAAATATCTCCAGCCAAAATTCCACCTTCTTGTACTGAAAGATTTTGCGCGACAATACGGCAGTTAGAAGATAAACCAAAGCCTCCATCAAGTATGTTTTGGCCATCAAGACTTTTGGGGTTGATATTTATTATTTCTCCATAACCAGTATAATCAATGAAACGATAAATGTTTGTGGCTTTGATTGATACTTCTTTTTCTATACTGTTTAAAAATACATTATCTGGAGATGTTTGGCCTAGAGTAGTTGTATAGCTGCGGTTATAATTTACTTTATAGCTAATACTTTCGCGGTTGGCATCTGACAATGTTGCGCCACTAGTAATAGTAGTTGTATAACCATATGCTACACCACTAGCTAAATCATATGTAGAATCCCAAAATGGATCTGTTCCTGATATTGCATAATTGATTGGTGGATTCAAACAAGTAAATTCGGCAGTTACCATTACTGGCGCAAAGGGAACAATATCAACACTAACGCTTTCTAAATAACAATCAGTAAATAAATCTGTTAACTCTGCAATAGTAAATGTTACTGGAGTGTTACCTGTTAAATCTTTTAAAACACCTGATGCAAAATTCCATGTACCACCGCCACCATCTACATAATTGATGGCAGGAAATGTCATACTGATTTTCGTATTCAATTCGCCGCCAATACGGAAGTTGTTGTTTTGATTTGCCGCAAGGATGCGTGATGACTCCAATTGATTTTGGGTAGTGATTGTTAAATTTGTAGCGGCTACACCATAATAAAGGTGACTAGGTGATGATGTGCTAAAGATCGGGATGTTTGAATATGATACAACTGCCATTTAGTTTATTTTACACTGTGCTGTGATTTTTTTTTGAGGTTTTTTTAGGTATATTGAATTGATAGCCGACAACGTTTTGGAAAATGGGGTGGGGGGGTATGGTTGTTTTGGGTTGGGGAGACTGAGGAAACCCTCCCCCCCACGGTTTCGCACTCAACACCTCGACCTGTTTTCTAGAAATGGGGTAGGGTCATAATGGGGGGCGGGGGCTGCATCCTGTCAATAGAAAAGAATGAAATGCGTGATGTTTTTTTTCTGAGGAAATCGTTTTTTTTTCTTGCGGTTTCACGGTCTGCTGCTATCTTTCTCTCATGACTGAGACGCAATGGATTGAGGAGAACGCGCAAGACTGGATCGCTGAGTTGGTCGCCGCCACGGGACGCTTTGAAGCCCTGTGTGATCACGCCGTGGAATGGGCCGAAAAATTCTGCGAAGAAAGCAAAAAAGATCTTGCGTGATTCGCTCTCCACTGCTACTCTTTCCCCGTGACCAGCAACTCCCTCACCATGACCTCCACTCCCATCCTCATTCAAGCCACGCAAGACTTCGGACTTGTGAAAGCAGGAACGATCCTCAAGGCTGCGCTTGTCAATCGCTTCGGCCAAAAGCGCATTGAAGTTGCTGACGCTGACCTGCCGTCATGGACTGCCAAGCCGCACCTTTTCATGAGTCAGCAAGCGCAAGGCACGGGAAGTTGGAATAAGTTCCGCATCGTGCAAGGCTAATCTCACACACACACACA